CTTTTGCAAAGATCACTCCCAGAAAAAGTTTTAAATGAAATAGAACTTTTCTTGAATGATATTAAGCTTGATATTGATACAGCAAAAAAAGAATAAAAGGGGATAACTGGTTTAGATTTGAGTTTTTCCTAGCAACAGAATTAAGTAAAACAGTACAAGAACTCAGAAATAATATGACTGAGGCAGAGCTTATATATTGGGCTGGATATTATGAGATCAAGCATGACGAAGAAAAAAGAGCATTGCAACGACAAAAACACAATTCAAGGTAATATATAATAAAGGCTTTTTTTATAAGTGGCACAGGCTAATGTAAAACTTACAGTTGATGCTAGTGGTGCTACCAGAGCATTAAATGGTGTCCAGAAACAAACTAATGTTCTACAGAAGTCTTTTGGCGGTCTTAGAAATGCTATTGGTGGGATAGGTTTAACTTTAGTAGCAAGGCAAGCGGTAAAAGCATCATCTAATTTTGATAAATTAAACGTAAGACTGGGACTATTAACAAAAGCAAACGGAACTTTTGCCAAGTCTCAAAAAATAGCGGCTGATGCTCAAAAGGCTTTTGGTCTAAGTTCTACAGAAGCCCTTGAAGGCATTACAGATATTACAGCAAGACTAGCTCCTTTGGGTGTTGGGGTTGAGGATATTAAAAGTACCTTCTTTGGATTTAACACTGCTGCAAAATTAGCTGGTGCATCAGCTATGGAGTCTTCCAACGCATTTAGGCAACTAGCACAGGCTCTCGGCTCAGGAAGGCTTGCTGGTGATGAATTTAGAAGTATATCTGAACAGATTCCAACATTGCTGCAACCGATTGCTGATGAACTCAATGTGCCTATTGGAAAACTTAAAGAGTTAGCTGCTGAAGGTAAGTTGACCAGTGATGTTGTATTAAGAGCATTGAGAAAGATTGAAACAGACGGAGCAGCTTCATTAAAAGAATTAGTTGCTAATGATCCAACTCAAATATTTAAAGATTTTAGTAATGCAACGCATGATCTTTCAAAGGCATTTGGTAACGAATTAAGGCCAGCAGTAGAAGGTGTAACAAAACAACTGACTCAACTAATTAACTCAATTACTGAATTTGTCGAAACTGATGCTGGTCAGGCTGCAATACTAATCACAAAAATAGCTGTTGCAGTGAAGCTTTTGTCTGTTGCTATACCTTTAGCCACCGCTGCGTTTTCAGCCTTGCTTGTAAAAGTTAACATGGTTGGGGTCGCAAGTCTTATCACATCAGGAGGCTTGACTGGACTACAGGTTTCTGGATTACTTGCAGCTAAAGGAATTGCAAGCACAACTTTGGCTCTTGGAGCTTTAAAAATTGCTATGGCTACAACTGGAATCGGTTTACTCGTTTTAGCTGTTGGTGGTCTTGCAACTGCATTTATGAAAGCAAGAAGAGCAGCAAAAGAGTTTCAAGATTTAATCAAAGAAGGAGGAGGAGAAGAGGTCGCAAGTGCAATAGCAAAACAAAAAAAAGCTGTTGAAGAATTAGAGAAAAAGTTAGAAAAGGCAAGGGGAAACTCCAAAAGAGGTGCAAAAAGAGCTTTAGAAGAGGCAGAGGCACAGTTAAGAATGTTAGAAGGTAGGCAAAAAACATTGGAATCTGAAGAAAAAATCACAGAAGCAAAGAAAAAACAAAACGAAGAAAATAAAAAAGCAGAAGAATCTTTAAAAGTTCAACAAGAAGAAACAGATAAACTAAAAGAAAAAATGACTGCTGTAGGTGAAGAGATCGAAAGCAGTATTAAAAATAATTTAAGGGATGCCATAACTGGTGCAAAATCATTTGGAGAGGCAATGACAGGGGTATTGAACCGCATAAGGGACAAAATACTTGACGCACAGATAGACAAACTTATTGGAGGCTTTGGAGAGGCTTTTGGTGCGGCTTCAAGTGGTGGAGAAAAGAAAGGGCTTGGAGGATTTCTTGGTAGTATTATTGGAGGATTGTTTGCAAATGGTGGTCAGCCACCTGTTAATAAAATTTCAGTTGTAGGTGAAAGAGGCCCAGAATTATTTGTTCCAACTTCAAAAGGTACAATTATTCCTAACAGTGGGATCGGTGGTGATTCAGTTACAAATGTCATTACTGTTAATGTTGACGCAAGTTCAAGCTCAGTAAGTGGCTCAGATGCTGAAGGTAATCAACTAGGGCAGCAAATTGCGGTTGCGATACAATCAGAAATAATTAAACAAAAACGTAGCGGAGGTTTACTTGCATAATGGCAACTTTTCCAAGCATCAGTCCCGCATATAGTACACAAGAAACTGTAATTCAGGATAACAATGTCATTCAATTAGGTGACGGATTTCAACAGAGGTTAGTTTTTGGTTTACCAGCAAATAAAAGATTAATAACTTTAAATTTAACTTTTAACATTACTTCTACTCAGGCGGATACTATTGACACTTTTTTAGATGAAAGATTTGACGATCAAGCAAGTTTTGATTTTACACCGCCACAACATTCAAGCTCTTTAAAATTTATCTGTGTTAGCAGAACAAGAACGGCAATCCCAGCAAGCAGAGCAACTATGAACTTAAGCTTTAAACAAGTCGCAGAACCATAATGGCTATACCTACATCAGAATTACAATCAATCAATCCTAGTTCAATTATTGAGCTTTTCAAGTTGGAGCTAGTTGAGGGGTTGCATTATGCAACTGGTAATCCGTCATCAGTTCCTACTGTGTTTAGATTTCATTCTGGAACAAGTATGAACAGTAATGCAAACATTGTATGGCAAGGCGACACTTATCAAAGATTTCCGATTACTGCTACTGGATTTGAGTTTTCTGGTTCTGGTCAAATCCCTAGACCAACTTTGACAATGAGTAATTTAGGTGGAGTTGATAGGAGTGGGGTAGTTATTTCAATTACAGATTTATTAATAATTGTCAATTTAACAACTCCACATAATGATTTATTAAATGCAACTTTAAAAAGATTATTGGTTCTTGCAAGTAGTTTGGATAATGCTAATTTTAGTAGTGGGAGTAATCCTTTTGGAACTCCAAACTCAAATGAGTTACCAGTGGAAGAATTTGTTATTGATAGAAAATCAATAGAAACCAGAGATCAAGTTGAATTTGAATTAGTTTCAAGGCTTGATACTGAAAATAAAAAAGTCCCAGCAAGACAGATTACAAGGGCTGAATTTCCAGCAGTTTCATCCTTCATAAATAGATAATTATGGAACAATGGAAACTTGACGCTTTTAGCCATGCAACAAAATGTCAACCTTTTGAATGTTGCGGCATATTAGCAAAAAATAACGGAGAGTTAGAATATTGGGAATGCAAAAATGTTGCTAAAGACAACCCAGAATATAGCTTTGTTATTGAGCCAATGGATTGGGCTAATTGTGAGGACGAAGTTGATGAAATATTAGGTATAGTCCATAGTCATCCAGACGGAGAATTAAAATTTAGTGATAATGATATTGCTAGTTGTAATTATTTAGATGTACCTTTTTACCTTGTAGAACCTTCAACACAAAGTATTATTCATATAGAGCCGCAAAAAGTATGAAAAAAATTAGGGTTTATGGAAGATTAAGAAAGTTTTTGGGTCAGGCTGAATTTGAAGCTGATATTGCAAGTCCTTTAGAGGCTTTGAGTTTTTTAAAATGCAATTTTAAAGGAGTTGAAGAACACATGGCTCAACAACCTTACACGATTATGTGTGGTGATTTAGCTATTTCAGAAGAAACTATAAATCTACAAACACAAGCAGATATTAAAATAATTCCTTTAGTTCATGGAAACTTTTTTAGTTTTATACTTGGAGTCGGCTTGAAAATTTTTGCGAAAAAAGTAGTTCTTCCAAAACTTTTAACTACAATCATTTCAACAGTTGCAACTCAAATGATTTTTAACGGTATTAATAATATGCTTACACCACAAAGAAAACAAAATCAAAGTCCCGCATCTAATATGGACAGACTTGATCCATCAGCTTTTGCTGCTAACTATTCTTTCACTGGGCTGACAAATGTCAGTCAGGCTGGTGTTCCAGTCAATTTAGTCTTTGGTGAAATTTTAGTCGGATCTATAACAGTGTCAAATGGTGTTGATACTGTTCAAGTTGAGGGGGGTAATTAATGACTATTAAAGAATTTGATCAGAATACAACATTAAGCAACCCTGATCTTCCCTCTGATGCTTTATCAAGTAAACAATTTATAACTATTGTTGATGTTGTCAGTGAAGGAGAAATTGCTGGTTTTGCGACTCCACACAAAAGAGGAATTGCGTCTGATAATGCCGCATATAAGACAGCTTGTAAAACTGATATTTTTTTAAATAAAACTCCTATTTTAAATGTTGCATCTACCTTAAGTGATGCCGAATTTTTAGCTAAAGTTCAAAATCCTGACGATACAGACTTTAATTTTCAAGACGTTGGTTTTGATTTTAGGCTTGGAACATCAGATCAAACTTTTATAGGTGGAATAAATAATATTGAATCTGAGAATCCTATTGGGACAACAGTTTTATTTTCTACTCCAGTCACTCATACTGTAAGTTCTAATACTATCAATGCAGTAAGAGTAACAGTAAGATTTGCTTCAATGCAAAAATTTGAAGATGATGGCGATATTAATGGGGTTGAAGTCCAACTGCGTATTAAAACAATTGAAAATAATGGTACAACCACGACAGTAGTTGACGATACTGTAAAAGGTAGATCAACAAATGCGTATTTTAGAGATTATTTAATTAATTTTTCCTCAACAACTTCTTTCCCAGTACAAGTAAGGCTTGAAAGAGTTACTGCTGACAGCACAGATGCTCAATTAGTAAACGCTTTTAGCTTTTCTTCAGCTACTGATATAATTTTTCAACAAAATGCTTATCTTAATACAGCACATACAGCCTTAAGACTTGGGGCTGAACAGTTTCCAAGAGTCCCAAATAGAGTCTTCAAACTTAGAGGTATTAAGGTAAAAATTCCACATAATGCAACTGTAGACTTAGCGACTGGGAGAATAACTTATTCTGGAACTTTTGATGGAACATTTAAAGCAGCAAAAGAGTGGACAACAGACCCATCATGGATTCTATATGACGTTTTATATAATGAT